TGAACAGACCAGATAAAATATGGAACAAGTTATCTGTAGCAGAAAAAGAAATAGGTGGTATACCAAACTCTAGTGAAGATATAAAGCAGGCTCATGCTGCTGCAATTGAAATGTATATACAAAACCACGTAGGTATGAACAACGAAGGTCAATTTGGTAGTTGTTATTTCAATGAATTACTAAACGACTGGGCTAAGTTTGATATAAACAAAAGAACAAAGCACGATGCATCTATAAGCTCTGGCTTAGCTATTATGGCTAACAACAGGCATTTATACGCGCCAAACGCTAAAATAGAAAAACCAAAACTAAACATAAGTATTGCTAAGTATAAAAATACAGGTAGTACATCTAAATTAATTAAAAAATAAATATGGCAGAGTCTGTTATAAAAAGTTATTTTCCTAGTCAAGTCGTAAGCGATGCTGAAAAGCTGAGTTACGATTATGGTTTAAAAGTTGCAAAAGCAATAGAGACAGAGTGGTTTTACAATGGTAATAGTCACACTAGATATTCAGCTAATCAAAACAATTTTCACAATTTAAGATTATACGCAAGAGGAGAACAATCTGTACAAAAATATAAAGATGAGTTATCTATAAACGGTGACTTATCATATCTTAATTTAGACTGGACGCCAGTTCCAATTATACCTAAATTTGTAGACATAGTTGTAAATGGTTTAGCTGAAAGAATGTACGATATAAAAGCTTATTCTCAAGACCCTTATGGTGTTAGTCAAAGAACAGAATACATGGAAGCTTTGCTAGAAGATATAAACATGAAATCATATAATGATTTTGTTGAAGGAGCTTTCGGTATAGACGTGTCAAACTCAGATCAAGATACTTTACCAGCCAATGAAGAAGAGCTTGCGTTACACATGCAGTTAACGTACAAACAATCTGTTGAGATAGCAGAAGAACAAGCTTTAAATGTTTTAATGACTGGCAATAACTACGAGTTGATAAAGAAAAGATTTTATTATGACTTAACAGTTTTAGGTATAGGAGCTGTAAAAACAAATTTTAATACTTCAGAAGGAGTAACTATAGACTATGTTGATCCAGCTGATTTAGTTTATTCTTATACTGAATCACCTTATTTTGATGATATATATTATGTTGGTGAAGTTAAAAATATACCTGTAAACGAGTTAGCAAAACAATTTCCACATTTAGATAGCAGTGATTTAGAAGATATAGTAAAAAACAAAAGCTATCACCAAACAAACTATGCTAACTCTTCTAATTACGTTAACGAAGTTGACAATAATAAAGTTCAAGTTTTATATTTTAATTATAAAACATATATGAACGAAGTTTATAAAGTAAAAGAAACTGGTAGTGGGGCTGAAAAAGCAATAGAAAAAGATGATACATTTATTCCGCCGACTGATGCTGCCGACTACTCTAGGTTGCAAAGAAGTATAGAAACTTTATACGAAGGTGCTTTAATACTAGGTACAAATAAATTGCTTAAGTGGGAAATGTCTAAAAACATGATGAGACCTAAGAGTGATTTTACTAAAGTTAAAATGAATTATTCTATTGTAGCACCTAGATTATACAAAGGTAAAATAGAAAGTCTAGTTAGGCGTATCACTGGATTTGCTGATATGATACAGCTTACACACTTAAAGTTACAACAAGTGTTATCGCGTATGGTACCAGACGGTGTTTATTTAGATGCTGACGGTTTAGCAGAAATAGACTTAGGTAATGGCACGAACTATAGCCCGCAAGAAGCGTTAAACATGTTTTTCCAAACAGGATCTGTTATTGGTAGAAGCTTTACTTCAGAAGGTGAAATGAACCCTGGTAAAGTACCGATACAAGAAATACAATCAGGTTCTGGTGGTCAAAAACTACAATCACTTATAGGTAACTACAATTATTATTTACAAATGATAAGAGATACTACCGGGCTTAATGAAGCTAGAGATGGTAGTACACCAGATAAAAATGCTTTAGTTGGTGTGCAGAAATTAGCCGCAGCAAACAGTAACACTGCAACAAGACATATATTACAGTCTGGTTTGTTTTTAACTTCTCAAGTGGCAGAATGTTTATCACTTAGAATATCTGATATTATAGAGTATTCACCAACTAGAGAAGCTTTTATACAACAAATAGGTAGCCATAACGTTGGAACTTTAGACGAAATGCAAAACTTACATTTATATGACTTTGGAATATTTATACAATTATCACCAGACGAAGAAGAAAAAGGTTTATTAGAAAACAACATACAAGTTGCTTTAGCACAACAAACTATAAACTTAGAGGATGCTATTGATATTAGAGAGATTAAAAATTTAAAACTTGCAAATCAACTTTTAAAACTTAGAAGATCTAAAAAAGAAGAAAGAGATCAAGAGATACAAATGGCTAATATTCAAGCTCAAGCACAAGCAAATGCTCAAACACAACAAGTTGCAGCCCAAGCTGAGGTTCAAAAAAACATGGCAATTACAGAGTCAAAAGCAGGTCTAGCACAAATAGAAGCGCAACTAGCATTACAAAAACTTCAAGCAGAAGGAGCTCTTAAAAAAGAACTTATGGAGCAAGAGTTTAATTACAATATGCAGCTTAGGCAAATAGACAATCAAACAGTTTCAAATAAAGAAAAAGAAAAAGAAGATCGTAAAGACGAAAGAACAAGAATCCAAGCAACTCAACAAAGTGAGCTTATAGATCAAAGAAAAAGTGCAAAAGCACCTAAAAACTTTGAATCCGCAGGTAATGATAGTATAGGAGGCGGATTTGATTTAGGCGCATTTGACCCTAGATAACAATTATTAACTATTATTATATTATATTATGGCAAAAAAGAAAAAGGTAACTGAAGAAGTTACAAAAGTAGACTTATCTAAAAAAGCTACACCTGAAGATAACGTTACAAAAGTAAACCTAGATAAACCAATAGAAAATGAAACCAAAGAAGAAGTTAAAGAAGATAACCCTGTCGACAAGGGAGTGGTTAGAGTCGATGAAAATGCCGATGCCACAGAAAAACAAGAAGAAGTACAGCCGGAAACTGAAACACAGGAAGCCCCAGTATTAGAAGAAATAACCGAAGAAGAAGTTACTGAAGAAAAAGTTGTTGAGCAAGTAGAAGATTTAGCTGAACAAGCTCAAGAAGCTATGATGCAATCTGCTGAAACTGGTAAGGCAATACCTGAAAATGTTCAAAAGCTAATGGACTTTATGGAAGACACTGGTGGCACACTAGAAGATTATGTAACACTTAATCAAGACTTTTCTAGTTACGATGACATGACAATCCTTAGAGAGTATTATAAAAAAACAAAATCTCATTTAACGCCTGACGAAGTAGAGTTTTTAATTGATGACAGGTTTTCGTATGACGAAGAAGTTGATGAAGAAAGAGATGTTAAAAAGAAAAAAATAGCGTTAAAAGAGCAAGTTGCCGACGCTAAAGCCCATCTGGACAGGCAAAAGTCCAAATACTATGAAGAAATCAAAGCTGGGTCAAAGTTGACTCAAGAGCAACAAAAAGCTGTAAATTTTTTTAATAGATACAACGAAGAATCAAAAGAAAACGAAGCGGTTCTTGAAAAACAAACAAATACTTTTAAAATGAAAACTAACAATGTTTTTAACAAAGACTTCAAGGGCTTTGATTACAACGTTGGTGATAAAAAGTATAGGTTTAATGTTAAAGACAGTAGCAAAGTAAAAGAAAGCCAAAGCGATATTAATAATTTTGTCAAGAAGTTCTTGAATGAAAATAATGAAATGTCAGATGCTAAAGGTTATCACAAGTCTTTGTTTACCGCTAACAATCCTGATGCTATTGCAAAACATTTTTACGAGCAAGGTAAAGCAGATGCTTTAAAAACAAGTGTTGCTAAAGCTAAAAACGTAGATATGAACCCTAGACAACAACATGGCGTTGTTGAAGCTGGTGGTATGAAAGTAAAAGTACTAGGTGAAACTTCTAATGATTTTAAGTTTAAAATTAAAAACAAATAAAAACTAATTTAAAAAAACAAAAATATGGCAATTAATCCAGGAAATAATTTGAACAAAGTGCCTGCTCCACAAAAGCAAACACTTAACACAAATTATTTAGATTTTACGGGTACTACAGATACAACGTGGGCTCAACAATACCTGCCGGACTTGATGGAAAAAGAAGCTGAGGTTTTCGGACCTAGAACAATTTCTGGTTTCCTAGCACAAGTTGGTGCAGAAGAAGCGATGTCTGCTGACCAAGTAGTTTGGTCTGAGCAAGGTCGTTTACACCTTTCATATACTGCTTCGATGATTGACGCTGATCAAGGTATCGGTGGTGATAACCCAGGGTGTGAAATAGAAATTTTATTAGACATGGACGGTAATGATCCAGGTAATAATCATGGTATACGTGTAAACGATACTGTTATTGTAGCTGGTGGTACTGGTCAAACTTTTAAAGGTATCGTAACACAAGCATCGACTGGTTCAACAAATATTGAAGTTGTACCTTACGATGCAAATGATTCAGTTATTGCTGATGGTACTAACAACTGTAGAGTGTTTGTTTACGGTTCTGAGTTTGAAAAAGGTAGATCTTACTTAACGCCTGCTGGTTACACTGATGCTGGCGCTTATGGTACAGCTACTGATTCAAGAGGTGCTAACGAGCCTAAGTTTAAAACTTACACTAACAAACCAATTATTTTAAAAGATTACTACGAAGTTTCAGGATCTGACACTTCTAAGATTGGTTGGGTAGAAGTTACAACTGAAGGTGGTCAAGGAGGTTACTTATGGTACTTAAAAGCTGAATCTGAAACAAGACTAAGATTTACTGATTACTTAGAGATGTCAATGTTAGAAGGTGTTAAAGCATCTGGCACTAACAATGCAGATTTAATTATAGGTGGTACTGATGGTGATGCTGCTGGTACTCAAGGTTTATTTGATGCTGTTGAAGACAGAGGTAATGTTACTACTGGTGTTACTGGTATTAACGCTTCTACTGATTTAGCTGAATTTGACGCTATTTTAGCTGAATTTGATAACCAAGGTGCTATTGAAGAAAACATGATGTTTGTAAACAGAGCTACGTCTCTTGCAATGGACGATATGTTAGCTGCGATGAATTCTTACGGCGCAGGTGGTACATCTTACGGTGTATTTAACAACTCTGAAGATATGGCATTAAACTTAGGTTTCTCTGGTTTCAGACGTGGATCTTACGATTTCTACAAGTCTGACTTTAGATACTTAAACGATAAAGCTACTAGAGGTGGTATTAATGCTGTTGCAGGTGCTTCTGCAATTAGAGGTATTATTATTCCAGCTGGTACTTCTTCGGTTTATGACCAAAATTTAGGTAAAAACCTTACTAGACCTTTCTTACATGTAAGATATAGAGCTTCACAAACTGATAACCGAAGAATGAAAACTTGGGTTACTGGTTCTGTTGGTGCTGCTACATCTGCTTTAGATGCAATGCAACTACACATGTTATCAGAAAGATGTTTAGTTACTCAAGGTGCTAATAATTTCATGTTATTGAAATAAGCATTATTTACATTAAAGAACCGGGGCTTCGGCCTCGGTACTTTTATTTTTTATTAATTTTATTATATATTATATTATGGCAAAAAAACAAACAAAAGCCTCATACCAAGGAGATCCTGGTGATGAGCACGTAGAAAAAGTAGCACCGGTTATGGAAACTCCAAAACCAAAAACAAAAGTTGAACCTGCAAAACCAAAGTGGGAAGTAAAAGATAGAATTTATTATTTAAAAGGTAGCAAAAAACCTTTGTCTTATATGTTAAAAAGTTCTAATATTTATTATTTTGACGAAGAAAAAGGTTATGAAAGAGAATTAAAATATTGTCAAAATCAAAAAACACCATTTGTTGATGAAATGAAAGGTGACCAAAGATTAGAGCATGTTATTTTTAGAAATGGAACTTTGTTTGTTGAAAGATCAAAAACAACTTTACAAAAGTTTTTATCATTATACCACCCTCATAAAGACAATGTTTTTTATGAATTTAAAGCAGAAGAATCTGCAGTTCAAGAAGTAGAAACATTAGAATTACAAGCAGACGCTATATTAGCAGCTAGAGATATGAATATTGAAATGGCAGAAGCTGTTATGAGAGTAGAGCTAGGTTCTAAAGTATCTAAGATGAGTTCTAGTGAGCTTAAAAGAGATTTACTTATATTTGCTCAACAAAACCCTTCTTTGTTATTAGAGTTGGTTAACGACGATAATGTTCAACTTAGAAATTTTGGTATTAAAGCTGTTGAATTTAAAATTATTAAATTATCTAAAGATCAAAGAAACTTTTTATGGGGATCAAATGATAGAGTTATAATGACAGTTCCATTTGACGAGCATCCGTACACGGCTTTAGCACATTGGTTTAAAACTGATGAAGGTATGGATATATATCAACAAATTGAAAAACGATTAAAATAATCAAACTGTAGGAGCGGTCGCTCTACGGGGCGATCGCAAACTACAATAAAAAAAATATGGTAAATATAAACACGGTATATCAAACAGTACTAGCTCTTGCTAATAAAGAGCAAAGAGGATATATAACTCCTCAAGAATTTAATTTATTTGCCAACCAAGCACAAATGAGTATTTTTGAACAATACTTTTATGATTTAAATCAATTTTTAAGAGTGCCAGGTAACAATACTGCCTATGCTGATATGGTTGATTTATTAGAAGAAAAAATTAGTAATTTTGAACAAACAAACACAGCTGTTGGTAGCGGAACTGTTTTGCCATCTAATCTATATAAACTACAACAAGTACAATGGGCAAATGCTGGTAAAATCTACACGGCAGAATATGTTGATAGAAAAACATTTTTACAAATGCGAGGTGTTGCTCTTGTTAAACCTACCGATACAAAATTAATATATATTAGAAATAAATATGGAATAGCTGTTATAGGTGATGATCAAAAAACTGTTGGAGTAACTTGTAATTATATTTCAAAACCTTCAATTCCTAGTTGGACATACGTTGTTGTTAACAAAAAAGCTTTGTACAATGCTAATGCAGCTGATCATGAACACTTTGATCTACATGAGTCTGAGCAGACCGAACTTGTTACTAGAATTTTAGCTTTAGCGGGTATAACATTAAAAGACAATAGTTTATTTCAAATTGCATCTAGCCAGACAAATAGTCAAATCCAACAACAAAAACAATAACAAATGACAGTAAATCCAAATAGAATTCAAAAAGATTATTACGAAGGAAATAATTATGGGGATTATCAATTTACTTCATTACAAGACATTGTAAATCAATTTTTAGTTGTATATGTTGGAGAAGAAAAAGTAATTAACAAGGCTAGTAAAACAGACGTTGCTTTTCATGCTCAACGCGCTTTGCAAGAACTGTCATTTGATACTTTCAAGTCTGTAAAAGCTCAAGAAATAGTTTTACCACCATCGCTTCAAATGATATTACCTCATGATTATATAAACTACACAAATATTTCTTGGTCAGACAGTTCTGGTATACAACACACTATTTACCCAACAAACAAAACGTCAAATCCTTTTTCAATTGCTCAAAATCTAGATGGTTCGTATGAATTTTCTAATGATGTTGAACTTTTATTTGGTAATAGTTTTACAAGCTCATCTGGTACAATTCACCCTAGATGGAAAAAATCTTCATTAAATAATGTGCAAAGAAACGGTCAAAGCTCACCTCCAACTGGTTATTTAGGTTTTGGTGGTGGCTACAAAATTCAAGCTAATAACTCTAATCAAGCTTTAGAGTTTACACACGTTTCCCAACCTATAAACCCAGTTAATAACTTAGCTCATACTGGTAGAGTTTTGTCTTGTTGGCAAAAATTAGATGTTACAGATATTAACAATTTAAAAATATCTGCAGTTGTAAATCTTTTTTCAAAAGCATCTTCAACAAGCATAACTGTTCCTGATGGTGAGGTTACAATAGGCATACAAACACAGCCTGGACAACAAAACACAACTACAGATGGTAATGCACAACAACTATCTAGCAATAATTATTTAAGTAAAAATATTCAAGACCCAGATCTTGGGTTTATGTTATTTAACTCTTCTGCCGGGTCTGACGTAGTGCAAGAACAAGATGTTGACGTTTCTAATTACAATACAGTTTATTTTATAATAAATAGTAGAGTAAAAATTACAGATCCAGAAAACGACGGTACTGGAGTAATAGGAACAACAATACCTGGGCAATTAAAATTTAAAAATATTGTTAAAGAAGTTTCTGCTGTTAACGGTCTTTCAACTACAAAATTGTTACATAAAGATTTACAAACAGAAAACTCTACTACATGGACTAACTTTAAGTCAACTAACACATCAGAAAACAATAACCACGAGTATGATACAGATAATTATGATTTGATAATCGGTAAAAGGTACGGGTTAGACCCTCAGCATAGCCAAGTAAATGGTTCTTTTTATATAGATAATTTAAAAGGTTTAATACATTTTAGCTCTAATATTTCTGGAAAAACTGTAATATTAAACTATATAAGTGATAGTTTAGGTACTGATGAAGAAATGCAAGTGCACAAATTAGCTCAAGAAGCAATGTACAAGCATATAATGTACGCTATTTTATCTACTAAAGCAAACGTACCGGAATACATTGTTAGAAGATACAAGCAAGAAAAATTTGCAGCAACTAGACAGGCTAAATTAAGACTGTCAAATATTAAGCTAGAAGAAATAACACAGATACTTAGAGGTAAGTCTAAGTGGATAAAACACTAATATATGCCAGAAATTAAAAACACTTTCACTCAAGGTAAAATGAACCAAGACCTTGATGAAAGAATTGTTCCTAATGGACAGTACATAGACGCAATGAATATTAAGGTAACGTCGTCAGACGATGCTAGTGTTGGTGTTGTTCAAAATATATTAGGTAATTACAGGGTTGAAGATGTTATATCACCGGGATCTGGCTACATGTGTATAGCAACTATTGCTGATGAAAAAAATAATAAACTATATTGGTTTGTTACTCAAGAACCATCATCAACGCACGCAATACTTGAGTACAACTTAACAAGTGAAAGAACTAAAATAGTTTTAGTAGATAAAAAAAATGATACTTTAAAGTTTACTCGAAAAATTATCACAGGTATAAATATAATTGACAACTTGTTATTTTGGACTGACAATTATTCTGAGCCTAAAAAAATAAATATAGATGATTGCATAAAAGGTACGATAGAGTCTAATCCAACTATTACAAATTTAGACAACGCACTTCACACTAGATTAATAGTTGATGGTGTTGATAAAGGTGATATATCAGAAAAAAATATTACTGTTATTAGAAAAAGCCCTAAACAATCACCTACAATAACAATAAACAAGCCTACCGATTCAAACGCACCAAAGCTGTTTGAACAAGTTTTTCCTAGATTTTCTTTTAGATATAAGTATAACGACGGACAATATTCTTCTTTTGGTCCTTTTACTCAAGTAGTATTTAATCCTGTGTACGTAGATGCAGAGTATGGTAGAGAAGATGCTTACTCAACTAAAGACTCACATAACTTAGCAATGGTAAATCAAATAAAATCTATTGATATATCTAACTTTGTTTCTTCTAGCACTCCAGAAGATGTTATGCAAGTTGAAATACTTTACAAAGAAGATGGCTCTTCTGTAGTTTTTTCTATAAAAACAATTGATTATGATGATATTGATTGGAACAACAATAGTTATACGCTAGAATCAGAGACAATATTTGCAGCAATACCTTCTAATCAGTTTCTAAGACCTTGGGATAACGTACCTAGAAAAGCTTTAGCGCAAGAAATTACAGGTAATAGAATTGTTTATGGTAACTACACTCAAGGTTATGATTTGTTAGCTTGGAACGATTTTAAAGTAGGAAATAAAATACAAGCTAGTTTTGGCTTAAGAGAAAACATTTCAACTTTTGCAAAAGGTGGTTTACCGTCTTTAAAGACTCAGAGAAATTACCAAGTAGGTTTTGTTTGGGGAGATAAATACGGTAGAGAAACACCTGTTTTTACTTCTGAAGATGGTGGTGTTAACATACCTTGGTACAACAACGATTTTGAGCAATTGGCAAGTAAAAGTTTATTTTTAAAAGCAAATCTTGCTACATTTATACCTGTTTGGGCAGACTATTACAAAGTTTATGTAAAAGAAACTTCAGGTGATTACTACAATTTGTTAATGCCAAAAGCATATCCTTCTTCAAGCTTATCACAAGAAGTATTTGACAAATATGAAGACCGTGTTTGGATTAGCTTTCAATCTACAGATAGGAATAAAGTTACAGAAGATGATTATTTAATAATTAAAAAACAACTTGTTGGTAACCACAAGCAGGTACCTCTTAAAAATAAATTTAAGATATTAGACATACAAAACGAAGTTCCTGACGCTATAAAATTTAAGTATACTTCTTTAGGTGCAGCAACTCAAACAAGTGATAGTTCAACAACTTTTTTAAATGATGATTTATTTCCAAGTGCTGATTTTAGAATTGACCAAGTAGTAGATATGATTTACGTCAAAAAAGACGATTGGTTAAATACTTTAGGTGGAGCATCTTTATCGCCAGACAACGATAATGACAATTTACATGTTACAGATTTGTATATTTATTGGAAAGATATAGTTAAAAACAGTGAATCAGAAAGATATAATGTAGTTGGTATAAACGTGTTGTCTGGTAGTTATAGGCTTAAGTTAGAAAAAGAAATTACAAGCTATGACGCAGCTTTAGCAGATACAAACGGTGTAGAAGACACTGCTGATGACATAGGAGATAACATAAAGTTTTTTATTGACAGAAAAGATGAAAAAGATATTGATCAGTTTTCAGGTAAGTTTTTTGTTCAAATAGTTTATAAGACACCTGTAGAGCCAGAAGAAATTGATCCTAACGCGCCCACTGTAATTATAGGTCAACAAAAATCAAATTGGTTTTATGATCCAACTTCAGAATTTGATGCTACGCCTTTAGGAATTATAAATACTACACCAATATCTTCGCCACCAACTGCCACTTCTAACACGCTAACAGGTAGCACTGGTAAAACAGAAACAGAAGGTGATTGGGTGAAATTAGCGCAAGAGCTAGACTCAAGTAAAGAAAGAGGTTTTTTTATAGATAATATGGCTATGGTTGCTGGACAACCTTTTAACGATAATACTGAAACTACAAACGTTAAAATATCTGGAAAAACTTGGATTGGCTGGTTAGAAGGTCCTGCTGAGCCACAACCCCACTGGAATGTTATTGATAGTAGCGGAAATTATGGTTGGACAAATTTTACTTTTGATCCTAATATACCTATATATCCACAGATCGATTCATCGTATAGCCTAAGAGCTTTTAGTAGATATGGAAATAACATAGTTAAAGATCATCTTCAAGAAGTAAATGGTTTAGAAGGTTTTTTAACTACTAAAGAAGAGCATGTAGGAAATACAATAGGAAATCTAGGTCCTATAACAGGCTATAGGAGGTGGAAGGGAAAAGGAAATTCTTTATTTCCTTTAGCAGGTCTAGGAGACGATACATATGGTCTTGCTGAACAAGACGGTCCAAATGGCGTGCCTGGAGTTCAACCTAACGCTAGCAATAGATTTTTTATACATTTATCTTTTTTAGCACCAGGTGAAGATTTACATGATGGTAATTGGGATTCAAACGCTTATGCTGACGCAGAATATTTTGGTGTTAACAGCCCTGGTAATCATATGCAAGCGATATGGGGTGGTGGTGTGTTTACTAGTGGTAGCAAAGTGCTTGAGATGGAAGGAAATTATGATGCTTCTAATAATCCACTGGCCGGTGCGCCAGGCCCTGGTACTGGTCAAGGGTATGATAATAGATTTAATTACGCTAAAAAAAATAAAGAACAATGGAACCCTGCTTGGCCACCATCAGCAGATCCAGAAGGAAAAATTGCAACTTTTATTAGTAACATTACAAATGGAGGTAGATTTCACTTTTCTTCTGACCCAGATACAGAATTTAGAATTATAGGTGATGTGAAAGAAAAAAGAATATACAACCACACTCCTTGGGTGGCTCAATACAAATGGAACCCTAATGAAAACAATACGACAAACCCAACGGTTTCAAACAACGGGCTTGTTTTAAGTGGTAATAGTGTTGATGAAGCTGCCAGTGCTTGGTTAGACACTGATAACATTAGTAACTTTCAAGATTTTCAAAATAAAATTACATCTTTTGGAAGAGCTAACAATAGAAGAGTTGTTTATATATTTGAAGTAGATAAAAATCCAGTTGATTATACAAGTGTTATATCTGTAGGTTCTGCAGATTTTGACTCTAATAGCCAGTTAGATATTACTTTTGTATCAAGCAGTCCTAACGTTTTGTTAAAAGATTTAATCAAAGGTGCTGCAATATGGGAGACAGAAGCTAAACCAGGCGAAGATTTAGATCTTTATTACGAAGCTAGTCAAGCAATACCAATACGCTTAACAGACGAAACAAACGAGTTATTTGCGCCAATAGGATCAAGAGTAGAAATACTACTTGATGAGGCTAGAAATGGTAAACACACTATTAATTCAGATGTGTTTTTAGAATCTTGGATTAATAATAGAGAAATAACGCTAACAGGTGGCGGTGACGGTAGTGATTTTGGTTTTAATGTTCAAAATGCAGCTTTAGAAAACATAGATTATACCAGTGCACAAATAAGATTTTTTAGGCCAGACGGTAGTTACACTACAACTCGACTAACTGGTATTCCACAGCCACAAACTGGAGATTTTGTAGCTATATTTAATTTAGACCCAACTTTAGATGCTTCAATGGAGCAAGGTTTAAGTTATTTTAATTGTTATTCTTTTGGTAACGGTATAGAGTCAAATAGAATAAGAGACGATTTTAACGCGCCTAGTATCTCTAAAGGTGTTAAAGCTTCTTTAGTTTTAGATCAAGAATATAAAGAAGAAAACAGAAAACACGGTTTAATATATTCTGGTATTTACAACTCTACTTCAGGTGTGAATAATTTAAATCAGTTTATAATGGCTGAGAATATTACTAAAGATTTAAATCCAACATACGGTAGTATACAAAAATTATTTCAAAGAAGAATTAGTTTAGTAGCTTTTTGCGAAGATAGAGTTGTAAGCATAACATCTAATAAAGACTCTTTGTTTAATGCTGATGGTAATTCTCAATTAGTATCTACTAATAATGTTTTAGGTGATGCAACACCTTTTGTTGGTGATTTTGGTATATCTAAAAACCCAGAGTCGTTTGCTAAAGAAAGTTATAGAGCTTATTTTGCTGACAAACAAAGAGGTGCAGTTCTTAGGTTATCAATGGACGGTATAACAGCTATTTCAGACGCTGGCATGGACGATTATTTTAGAGATAATTTAAAGCTGTCAGGAGAAATTTTAGGTAGTTACGATGCTCATAGCAAGAACTACAATATTACAATGAGAAGTGGTAAGCCGGGGGAAAACATTATAACTAATAATTCTATTAGCATAGGTACTGAGTCCGAAGATGATCTTAACTTAACACCTCAAGAAATAATTATTGATGGAGAAATTGATAATTTTGTTGCATACACACCGGGAACTAATTTTATAGACGCTGGTACAAATATTTATGAAAATGATATTATAGAAGTAGAAACTACTATAAAAAACTACGATGAAATAGGTATTGGTGAATTAATTCAAGAAACTCAAACAACAACTACAACACAAAGTTCTTTTACATCATTTGCAACAGCATCGCTAACATTGATGCACATGCCTTTCACAAGGTTAGACAAAGGAAACCCTTTTATAACTGGAGAAGGAAATGGGTTCTTGGGTAATGATCAAAAATATACAGCATTAAGAAATTATACATCAACTTTTGTTACAGAAAACGAAGCTGGAAATGTAGATTATTACCCAACATCACCACAAGGAGTTGCAGGATCAAATAGTAATGCGTGGTACACAGGTCTCAACCCGAGTAGCCCAGGTTTAAATGTAGGGCCAAGTCAGGATATTTTTTGGAATCCAGATGCTGATGGTTATATGAACCAAACCCCTGCTAACAATGAAGCTCCTTTTGGAACAACAGCCACGCACAGAAACCCTTGGTTTAACACAACTTCATCTCCTAATAGTGGTCATGGTATTGTTTTTGATAAAACATCTTCAACACAAGAATTAATACTACCTGGCACAAAGAAAACTTCTATTAATGTAGTAACACCAACGCAAGTGCTTAATGAGTATTCTAGCGCTGTACCTACTACAATATTTAACGGTGAAGAAATTAGAATTATTATTGGTGCAAGAGGTATGTCGTACACACATCCTAATTCACCACAGACTGGAAGCTCTAGTCTTCATCATCGTTATTTAACAATACAGCTTTACGACGGTGCAACAGCGTTAACAGATTCTGTGCTCATGGATCCAACTAGTGTGCCATCAGGTATTACTCAAGGCTACGCTGATTATAAGTATGTTCCGCTCCCAACTGGATCATTTCCAGAAGATTGCAGAATAGGTTTTCAAACAACAGCAAGTGTAAATTTTCCAAATTTACCAGATAACTCTGCTAGACCACATGACGTTTCTTTTAAATTTACCAACGGTACTGATGAAAGCGAAGCTATAATTGTTCAAGATCTTCAAGTTCATATTAAATTTGTAGACACGGATGGTAATGAGGCAGACGAGCTTTATGGTTCAATTGAATCGTTTGCAATAGAAAAAAGACATTACATGTCTGATGTAGATACTTTCACATCAATAACTACTGATGACGGTAATCCTGTTCCAGACGTAATAATACCAGCTTTTGCCACTGTAGTGCACGCGGTTAGACACTGGAATTTAACTGATACTTTATTAACAAACAACTTGCGAGAGCATTTGTACACTAGAAATGCTAAAATTACATATGGTTATAATTTTGGAGCTTTAACAACCCACAACTTAACACAAGCAGGTACTGGAGCTACAACGTCGTATGTTTTCCCAACAAGTGGTAACGTGAGTAATGGTACTGTTTTTTATAACGATGGTATTGGTGATGAAGATGACGGTATGTATGCAGACAATAAATATCTTACGGATGATGTATTTGTTTTTGATAATGAACTTGGAGGTATTGTAGTGCAGCAAAGTGTTGCAGCTTCATCAGGTGATTGGTATTTTATAGACTTAATATACAACTCTTATATAGAAGGCGATGGTATAACAATTAAATCAAGTGGAGATGCTGGCGGGATTTTGTTTCAATTAATTAATACAGAGCTTTACGGATCAAACCAAGATGTATTAAGAGCTGTTTTTCAAGTAGATGACGAGCAATCAAATTTAGAAATAATTTCAATTCAAATACCTGACAATGTTAGTATAGAAATTGAAGATTTCAAGCTAATACCAATAAACAATGTTTATACCGGTGGTGATATAACGCACTGGAATTTTAATAATGATCCAAATCCACCTAACCACTCTTTTGATGTTCCAAGTATATATGGTAGTGTTAATGGTGTCGAGTTTGATGTTGCTAATGGTGATGCTAGAAGATATGTTTTTCAAAGCTTTATTACGCCTCCAATACCAACTAATGACGGCTATAAACTTGAGTTTAAAATATCTAATTATATTAGTGGCTCTTTAAAGTTATATACGATAGGCGTAGACACAGACGGTAACCCAGAAGGTATAACAATTGAAAACGTAATAAACGCAGATGGTGACTATTCTATTGATTTTAATTTTGACGACAACAGCTATGATCTTACAAAAGACAGTGTTATCGTGGGTCAAACTACACCGGTAAGCTCGCACCCTACTCAAATGCAAGACCTTGTTATATTTCAAAGTAATTTAGCTGATGGCTTTGTTGGTTGTGTAAAAAATATATCACTTATTGATCAAACAAATTATTACACGAGCTCAATAATTAACTCTTTTAACATTAGTGGATTTGACCAGCAGTTAAACACTTACATAGATTTTCAAGAAACATCTACGGGTGACGGGCAAATTGTATTTACTAACGCGCCAATACAAGGTGATATTGGTCAAGTTCAAATAAGTCAACTGATAGATAAAGAAATTAATCAAAACGAAACATATAGACTTAAGTTTGATTATCATATTACTAGCGGTGCTATAGGTGTTTATTATTTTAGCTCAATAGATAACAAAGGTTTTATAGTTGAAGGTTTAACGGGTGAAAATGTAGAGTACAATGTAATGCACACAATAAACGAGGATTATACCGCTGGTTATCTTAAAGACACATTGGTTTTCTTTGTTGACGAAAACGATACTACTGGCACAATAGACAATGTAATGTTAAGACAAGAGTTTATTGCGTCAGACATTTCTACAACAAGTTTTAGTGAAAACGTTAGAGGTTGGGTTAGTAAAAAATCTTTTATACCAGAGCAAGGTGTTAGTATTTCAAGCGAGTATTTTACAATGGACAAAGGTCGTTTATATAAACACAACTATAAAGCAGGGCCTAGAAATACTTTTTATGGCGTTACAGAGCCATCTACTATTACTGCTGTTTTAAACGAAAGCCCTTCATCAGTAAAAATATTTAATACTTTAAATTATGAAGGCAGCCAGTCAAAAGTAATTGAAGGTAATTCAGCTGTTTCAATAGATGGAAATACTTATAGCACTTTAGAAACATATAACTTAACTGAAGACAAAGGTTGGAGCGTAGATTATATAAAAACAGACAAACAAGAAGGTAGTTTAAATGAGTTTATAGAAAAAGAAGGTAAGTGGTTTAACTATATCAAAGGCTTGTCTACAGATGTAAAAACTTCTGATTTAAGCTTTCAAGGACTAGGAATTGTTAAAACGGAAACAACAAATTAACAAATGGATATAAAAACAATTAATTCGGTAAAAATAAGCCAAAGCAATATGTCTGTGGTCGCACAATCTAGGTTGTTAAATATAACTGGTGATGTAGGTGCTAGTTTTATTATTAACGTTATTAAAATAAATGGAACTGGCAAAGAAAGTTATTACAACTTTAAAACAAAAGTTTTTACCGACGCTTTTATTGCTGCTAATGCTTTAAGACAAACTATGGGTTCTAGTAATTTTTCAATACCTATAAGCTTTCCAGCGGATGCTAGTGGTGATGTGTATAGCATAATTGTAATACCGTCAAAAAATACAGTATTAAAAAATGGTGGTGGAGTTATAAATAAAAAAATAACTCAAGTTGGACAAACAACGCTTCTTTTAGAAGTTGATGAAGGTAGCGAAATTAGCTCTGCTTTTGGAAATAAATACACAGCAAATCCGCCAGATACATCTGTTTCTAGTGTAGGATCTACTGTTCAAAGTGGATCTACAAGTGTTCCTATTGCTTGGACTTTAACAAACGCAGCTAGTGATACTCATGGTTTTGGTTTTATGTTTCCTGATAGACTAAGCTCATTTGTAATACCAGATTCATATTGGTTTACTGAGCAAACTCAAGTTGTAAATGGAACTATATCTAGCTCTACAACATTAGTTTTAGACAGCGTTGTTAATTTAATTGTTGGTATGACTTTGTCACACACTAATTCTGGTAGTATATCTGGCGCGCCTGTAATAGCAGCAATAAATGGTAACACGCTTACACTTTCTGTTGCTCAGTCTCTTAGTGATGGAGTTACTCTTGGGTTTAGAGCTTATGGCCCAACTTTAATAAGCAAAGTGTTTGGCTTAAATATAGCTTTTAACAACTTTGTTGCAATAGGAACTGAGCTAATAAAAACAGTTAGATCAAACACAACTTTTCCAGCATCTGACGGTGCTGTAACTGTTAATTTAAATGGTACATATGGTGTTGCTGGTGGTAATTTAGTTAGAATAAAAGGTTTTAATATAAATGAAAACGCAAGTAACAATGTAGTGGTGAGTGTTAGCGCAAGTTCTACAGCTGGTAGTATTAATGTTACATTTGCTGGCGCTGCGGATGATGAAGTTGTAGAAAGTATTGTAACTGCTGGGACTAAGCTTTACGTAAACGGTTCGCATCAAGAAATAAAAATAACTGGTACTGTAATTATAAACAAATACCCAGAAACAAACGCTAAACTAAAACTTGATTTAACTAAATTTATAACACACGGAGCTGCATCATAAAATATTAGAATAACATGGCACAAACTATAACACTAGAAAATAACATAGACAATAATTCTTTACAAATTGGTGACAATGCGTATTACGTAGTTTTAACTAACGGTTATGGTGACACTGATCCTAAGCCTCTTGGTAAAATAACTGAAATTGGTGTTGATTACATAAAAGTAAATCCCGGTGATATTGATTTAGAAGAAAATGATTTTATAATGTTTTCTAAAAACAAAGAAGTAAACAACAGTAGTTTGCTTGGTTATTACGCTGAAGTAAAACTAACAAACAATTCAACTGATAAAGCAGAATTATTTGC